GACCTAATACTTGTGTACCTATAAATCCTTTTGCTGAACTTGCTGTAATACTAGCAGAAAATCCAAATATTCTGTATTGTGTTTTTGATCCTATAGTGACGCTAGAAAAATCTGAGTGTGTTGATACAAAATCTTTTACACGATCCTGTATAACTTTTGAAATAGATAATAAATTAAAATCCCCAACTTTTTCTGTGCCTGATATAGTTCTAATACCATCCTTTGCTAAAAAAACAATATCACCACCTACTTCTTGTACAGTATCCCCTTCTACACAGCCAATGTCACTAGCGATGGGGCTTAACTGAAAATCAGCTGCACTTGATCCGACAAGTCTAAATATTTTATTTTCACAAAATATAACAAGTTGATCACGAAAAGCTATAAGAGAAGTTATATCTCCACCAACACGAATTGTTCCTGCACCATTAGCAGGAGTAAAATCATCATCTTCATATGGTGCAGAAAACACAAGCTTATCATCATTTCCAATTATTAGATGGTTTTTAAATACAGCAACATGTGACGCACCATCAATGTCAGTTGTTCCGTTGCTAGATGTTAGTTTTGATAAATTTCCTGCTGTTGTACCTTTTAATAGTAAAGGATACCCTATTCCATCAACAATAGCTAAATATTCATTGCCATCAAAATTATAATTTAAAAATCTAACTTTTGTTGCGTTTGGTCCTAATTCTGTTGATGTAGATAAATCAACATGTACTCCACTTCCTGAAGGAACAAGATATAAATGAGGATTACCAGATGATTGTCCTCTTGCAGTAACAACTTGTCCTCTAAACTGCACAAGCCCCAATAAACTACCAGTTCCTGTTACTGCATTAGTATTGAATTTTTCAAAACCTTTAATACGTCTGTAACCACCTTCAATGGATGGTTCAAAGTTTGTTAAAACTCGTGCTGATCCGGGGGCTGTTGCTCCATGTTGTAAAGGAGATAAGTTTGTAATCAAACCACCTTTAAACTCTAATGGATACGTCTGCAACCTATCAGGCATTATACAGCTCTTATATAGATATTTTCATTAACTAATACTTTTCTCATATAGTCCATGCCGTCTTTAAATTTGTTAAATGCAAGCTGTGCTGACTCTATATTATCTCTAAACATATACGTGTAATACATAGCACCATCTACAATAACATACTTAAATCTTTCTGGTACACGTGGTACTTCATCATGTACAAGAAGATCTTCTGTCCATTTAAAATATTCATAACGTATCTTGTAGGCTTTATCTGGCATGGGAACAATTCCAAATTCAGCGTTTTGACCTCTAAAAACTCTTTCTGGAACTGCTCCCTTTGTAGTGTCGGTTTCATCTTCTTGATCAATATAGTTATCTAAGTATTCACTGTATGTTATATGATCAAGTCTTTTTGCTTCTCCTACATTTAAACTTGTATCTCTTTTAACTCTAAAACTTTTGTAATCAATAAACTTTGCTTCATCTGGTATAGCATAACGTGTTGTTCCTGCTACAAGTGTTACTTCTATTTGGCTATGGTTGTAGGGCCAGTATTCGTGATACAAATTTATATCTCTTATTGCAGCGTTTACTGAGTCTTTTATCTGTCCATAAAACCCTGCGGCCGATGCAAAATTACTTGTTGTAAGTTCTTCTTCGTTAAGTCTCTTACAAACTGTATTTACAATATCTAAAAAATTATAAGCCATTATACTCTTTCCTTAACGTTCAGATGAATAACTCGTTTTGTAACAATTGCTGCACTTGTTTGTGCTGAACTTGATGTTGTTATTTCACATACAAATCTGTATTCTTTGTTAGCAAGTCCACCACTAAGCACAAGTGTTGCTGTTGTAGTAGTGTTTACAATGTTTTCAACAGTTATACCTAACGCTGTTGCGACAACTGTTCCAGACTCGTTGTATGTATTTACAGCACTTAACGCACTACTTTCAGTCGTTCCTGATATTATTTTCCATTGCACACTTGCTATTGTTAATGGACTACCAAAATTATCTAAATATCGTGTCCAATCAACGGTAAAATCTAGCCGTTCATCTGGATCTTTATTGGGCCATATTAATGCCATTACGCTGCTACCTTCACATTTCTATAAGGATCTTGTGGTACAAAAGCCTTTCTGGTTTGTTGATTTTCTACTGTTACTGTTCTTCTCTCTTGGAACGTTACTTTTACAGCCCTGCCTTTTGTAAACAGTGCAGGATCAAAAAAGAATATTTTAGCTGCTGACCCTGTTGCTGTTGCATCTCCTGCAATAGATGCACTAGCTGGTCTATTTCTAGTTGCTGTTATTGAATTAACAGTTGCATCTGCAGATATACTTGCACTTGCTGGTCTAGAACGTGTAACTGTTGCAGTTGCTGTCGCATCACCAGTAAGTGTTGTGATGATTGCAGATGTTCCAGTAAATACTGTAGCACTGCCTGTACACGTTGCATCTCCACTTATACTAGCACTAACTCTTGCTGTTACAGATGCTGATCCTGTTGCTGTTGCATCTGCAGAAACACTTGCTGAAATGGTTGTTGCAAATGTTCCTGATAAAGATTTAGTTGATAGTGGATATACGGAAAACATTAATTATAACTTATCCATCTCGGCTTTTACTTGTGACCATGTAACACCAAACTTACTCGCATCATTTGTATAAACAGCACCACCACTATCATCAGAACCAATACTTCTATAAAATCCAGCTAAAAATTCTTCTTCATTTGTTGGGTCAGCACCTTCAAATTTCCAATCTGTTAATTTTAAATTTTCTAATGCTTGTGCAAATTTATTTGTATCTTTATCACTCAAGTTTGTATCTCCATAACGCATATACTACTTGTACCACCAGATTGCGTACTACCTCTAGCCCTGTTGATGTACATTGTTGCTTGATTAAACATTCTTATTCTATATCTAATATTACCACCAGCCGAAACATTAGCACTAGTGTCAAGACAAGTCATAGACCTATGGTAAGTATCATGGGCATTACCATAAGCAGGTGTTAAACCTCTACTTGGAGAAAAAGGAACATCAGTAGAATACCATTTACCAGATGCAGGCGAATTACCAGTAGTTCTACTTAAATCGTTATTATTTCCAACATAGGCATGAGTGCTATTAGCTGTCCTCATACAAAAAAAATGTATATCATAACTATCCATGTTATTTTCTTCTGCTTGAACTCCATGATTTACATTACACATAATAAGAAAATTTGAGTTAGTTCCTACTACTGCAAAATCTGATGTATCAACAAAATCATTTCCAGTTGTAGTAGTTCCATAACTTTGCCCAGAATTATTTATGTAATGTTTTATTTGCAAAATAGAACCAGCAGGCATATTAGCACCTGCCAAAGTTCCTATTGCATTTGCACCTAAAGTTGTTATTGCCATTAATCTGCATCCTCTATGGTTAGTTCTTTATCCTCAACCATTTTCATAAGTTTATTATAATCTGAATTATCTGTGTTTATAGGAACAGCCATAACTGTATCATCATTAAAAACTACTCTTATGTTACTATGACTGCCATCATCTGCTAACGTGTCTTTTACGTATTTTGCTGATTTAATATTCATATAATCTCCTATAATTCTGCATCACCAGAAAAAAAAGCATCGTTATCATTACCAGCATAAACCATAGCTGCATCACCATTATTAGCACCACTAGTAGGAATTGCTTCTTGTACTTGCCAAAATAAATTACTTACTCTTACACTTTCTGCTAATGAAAAAGTTATACCACCAGTAGCTACTTCACCAAGCCAACTTCCTCCTATTGCCAATGATGGTGCTGCTCTCATCATTACTGGGTGCATACCTTGAAACATAGTACCTGATGAAGCGTTAGTATTTATCTGCATACCAGTTGCTCCTAATGGACCATAAACATTAGTTGATAAAAATTTGTAAAAATACCTTTGGCATCTTTGTAAATTATCTGCAAAACTTTCATGTTTAAATGGTTGAGCAACATCACCTATATCTAACTGTACACCAGTAATTTCCATATAATCATCATCTGCTCTACCTATATTTAAACTGTGTCCTGCCCATCTATTAGATGCTGTTTGATTTGCCCAAGTGGTAGGTGCAGTTCCACTTGTTAAATTTGTTCCACTATCAATAATCCATCTTAAGCCCAAACCACTTGATGTAGTTTTATTAGCAGCTACTTGTTCAAAATCTGTATTTGCAGGAAAAGTTACAGATTTAAACTCCCAAGTATTTGCTTGAGATATTGTATAAGTTTTTGTTGTTTCAACTGTTCCACTACTATGTGTTGTTTGTGCTTCAACAATACCAGTTCCAGTTTTATTTGATTTTACATACCACGATAAAGTAAACCTTTCAGCATCAGATTGTCCAAACTTTAATCTTTGAGTGTCATATCCTTCAATATTGTATATAAAAAATACAAAATCTGCACCAGCAGGAGTACCACCATTTGACGTACATAATGCTTTTACAGATGTTTCAAATCCTGCTAATCCTGTTGAACTGTTTTGAGATAAAGTCCATGTTCCATGACCACTTGGTTGAAACTTCCATCTGTCTACTACAAAATTAGTACCAGTTGTTATTGATGCAGTAGATGTTCCTCTTTGTGCTACACGACAATCTCCGTTTATTATCATGTTAGGGATTGATATGTTATTGCCTTCAGATGCTGTTGCTAAATCTGCGAATGTTCTTGCTCTGCTCATTAAATTCTTTGACTTTCTGTAAATGTTTTATAATTAGCTTTAACTGTATCAGTCCAAGCTGCATTTGCAATAGCTTGTACAGAAGCATCTTCTTTACTAATGTTGAAATGGTACTAATGTATGACGATGAAATGAACGTGTTAGTTCTTTCTTAGAACCATCTGCCTGCTCTTCCATAATCTTTGTTGCTTGACGAACTTGTATGTTCCATGTATTTACGACTTCAATTTTATCGTATTCTATTTCTTTTGTTATATCACCTTGTGCCATATTGTTTTTCCTTTATGCATCTGTAAAATATGTATGACTTACCATTAATTCAGAACTGCTTGTCATTGCTCCATTAGTTACTATTGACCAATTTGCACTATCAATTGATTCATAAAAATACATATTAGTTGAATTATATCCTATATACGAATTAAATTGATAGCCACTATCATGCGTATTAACATTATAAAGCATTACAGTACCTGTGCTACTACCATTAGCTGTATTTGAAGTATGATCACCACCAGCAAAAGGCATACCACTCATGTAAAAATGATTTGTACTTGAAACAGAAGATAAATCTATATGAAATTGTAAATGAACCATATTACCAATTTTAGTATATTTTCCCACATTACTGTTACTTACAAATCCAACATTTGCATTTGAACCAAAAGTAAAAGTACCTTCTTCATAGTCGTCTAATGTGTTGCTATCTGTATTTGATGTTACTCCAAGATTAATGCCATTACCAGAACCACTAAAAACTATGTCACCAGTGATTTCTACACCATTATCTGTTGTTTCAAATCTTTTAGTATTGTCATAATATAATCTTACATATTGGTCTTTCCTAAAATCTGCCAATAGTTCATCATTTGCTTGTTTTATATACAATCTATTAGATTTTATTTCTAATGCACCAGTACCATCTTCATCTATAACTGTTTTTGAACCATCGTGATATATTTGTAAATCGCCACCAGTTCTGTTGTTTGCTGGTCCTGTACCAATATTTAACTTTACGTTATCTGGTAGACTTACATCACCACTAAACGTACCACCACTTGTAGCACTTACCATGTCAGCA